TACAAGCAGGTTAGACAGATGCCTATAGTTTTGCAAACTGATATTGGAATACCATTTCCGTTTGATACGCAACCGGAAGAAATCACCGTTTGGCGTGATCGTGCTAAGACAGCCGTAGCCACAATCCTAGAAATTATTCGTCTAGGTGGCAATGTAACTATTGATGATGAAGACCGTGCTAAAGCTAGAAACGTAGCTACAGGAAACGCACCTCTACAAATTACCGAAGATAACGCAGGTGCCCTTGTTCACTTAGAAGCTATTCTTAGTGAGTATGACAAGGGGTTGTTGAATACCGCTACACGCCTACGGTCCTATGTAACCAATAAATTACTACTTGAAACAATTGACGAGGACGCTAAAGTACGTATCAAAGCGCTTGAGTTGCTGGGTAAGATAACTAATGTTGGGCTGTTCAGTGAACGCATTGATATAAACGTAACACATAGAACAGTTGAAGAGATAGATAGTGAACTTGATAATGTACTGGAGAAGTTTTTAGGGCCAGTAGAAAGAGTAGATACTGAAACAGCGGAAGAGCTAGATTCTCTTTTGGCTATGACAGACGAAGAAATTGGGATTGTAGATGTAGAGTTTGTAGATTCTGAAAGCACGGATGACAATAAGCAAAGCACGACTAGCCCAGCTTAAAGCCCATAAGCATAAGTTACCACCCGAAATTCGGGCTATGGTTCAGTCTCTTATTGCCGAACGGACAGACCTTGAGCAGAGCCAAGATGCTACTACTAGCTTTCTAACCTATACAAATTATGTTTGGCCTTCGTTTATTCATGGAGCACATCATGCAAAAATGGCTGCGGCTTTTGAAAGAGTCGCCAATGGAACTTGTAAACGGCTTATTATTAATATGCCTCCACGCCACACTAAGAGTGAATTTGCTAGTTACTTATTACCTGCTTGGTTTCTGGGCAAATTCCCACAAAAGAAAGTCATCCAGACATCGCATACGGCTGAGCTCGCCGTGGGCTTTGGTAGGAAAGTCAGAAACTTGGTGGATTCTGATGTTTATAAGTCAATATTCCCAGGAGTTGGCCTCCAGTCTGATTCTAAGGCAGCTGGTAGGTGGGCAACGAACAAGGGGGGAGACTATTTTGCTATCGGTATTGGAGGGGCTGTCACGGGGAAGGGAGCGGACCTCCTCATTATTGATGACCCTCACTCAGAGCAAGAGGCAACATTAGCCGAAACTAACCCAGAAATCTACGATAAGACCCACGAGTGGTACACATCAGGCCCTAGACAGCGACTCCAACCGGGCGGTGCTATTGTAATTGTGATGACAAGGTGGTCTAAGAAGGACTTAACGGGGCAAGTTCTGAAATCAGCTGCCCAAAGAGACGGTGAAGAGTGGGAAGTTATTGAATTTCCGGCAATTTTGCCCTCTGGACGACCACTTTGGCCTGAGTTTTGGCCTATAGACCAGCTAGAAGCACTACATAAGGAGTTACCTAACTCTAAATGGATGGCGCAGTACATGCAGAACCCCACTTCGGACGTTTCTGCCATTATAAAAAGGGAATGGTGGAAGATTTGGGAGCATGATGACCCACCAGAAGTCCACTTTATTATTCAGTCATGGGATACGGCGTTCCTTAAAACGGAAAGGGCAGACTATTCTGCCTGTACTACGTGGGGGGTGTTCTATGAGACTAATTCTATAACTAAGAAACAGACTGCTAATATAATTCTACTTAATAGCTACAAGAAACGGATGGAGTTTCCGGAACTTAAACAGAAAGCGTTTGAAGATTGGAAAGAATGGGAGCCGGATTCACTTATAATCGAGGCGAAAGCTGCGGGTTCCCCGTTAATCTTTGAACTTAGGGCAATGGGAATACCTGTACAAGAGTTTTCTCCATCTAAGGGAAACGACAAGATTGCTAGGCTTAATGCGGTTGCTGATATATTTGCAAGTGGTAGGGTGTGGGTTCCAGAGACTAGATGGGCAGATGAGTTAGTTGATGAAGTAGCGAGTTTTCCATCCGGCGAACATGATGACTTGGTAGATTCGACAAGTCAGGCGATAATGCGGTTTAGAAAAGGTGGGTTTATTCAGTTGGATTCTGATGAACAAGACGAGCCCCGCCAGTTTAGACGTAAAGCGGCTTATTATTAGGATAAAACATGGTAACTCAAAAATTCATGGGGCGTGGACAGCTAATAGATAGACTTGCTGCACAAATTGGCAATAGAGATACAGCAATAAAGATTTTGCAAGACCGTGGGCATTTAAAGAAAGATGGGGAAACATTTACCCCAGAAGGATTAAAACGTAATAATATGACAGCAGAAGAGCGGGCTTTGGATAGGGCGGCTACTAAGACAGGCAAACCAAAAAGTTCGTTTAAATATAACCCCAGCAAGAATTTAGCTACTTTAAAAAAGAGATAATTATGGCAATTGATAAAGTATTAAACCAAGCCCCTGTAGGGTTAGATAGTTTATTAGCAGAAGATGATGCAAATGACGCTCCTGAGATTGAGATAGAGATTGAAGACCCTGAAGCCGTAAAAATCTCTGCTGACGGTAAAACGTTGATAGAGATAGAAAAAGGCGAAGAGGACGATGATGACTTTGGCGCTAACTTAGCTGAGTATATTAGCGATGAAACTTTACAAGAATTAGCTAGTGATTTAATTGAAGAGTTTGACGAGGACATTGCTTCCCGTAAAGACTGGATACAGACTTATGTAGATGGCTTAGAGTTACTAGGTCTAAAGATTGAGGAAAGAAGTGAGCCGTGGGAAGGGGCGTGTGGTGTCTATCACCCTATTTTGGCGGAAGCACTTGTTAAGTTCCAAGCAGAAACTATGATGTCTATGTTTCCAGCGGCTGGTCCTGTAAAGACTCAGATTATCGGGAAAGAGACTCCCGAAAAGAAGAATGCCGCAACACGAGTCCAAGATGATATGAACTATCAGCTGATGGACGTTATGAAAGAGTACCGCCCTGAGCATGAGCGCATGTTATGGGGGTTAGGCTTAGCTGGTAATGCGTTTAAGAAAGTTTACTTTGACCCACATTTAGACCGTCAAGTAAGTATGTTCATTCCCGCAGAAGACTTAGTTGTTCCTTATGGAGCTTCTAATTTGGAAAGCGCACCTCGTGTAACCCACGTTATGCGCAAGACTGAGAATGAACTAAAGCGCCTACAACACGCTAATTTTTATTTGGATATTGACTTAGGTGAGCCAATTAATGCGTTAGATGAAGTAGAAAAACGGATTGCTGAGAAGCTTGGGTTTAGAGCTACTACCGATGACCGTTACAAACTACTTGAGATGCACGTTGACTTAGACCTAGAAGGTTATGAGCATGAGGAAGACGGCAAGCCTACAGGTATTGCTCTTCCTTACGTTGTAACTATTGAGAAAGGGACTTCTAATGTTCTATCTATTAGGCGCAATTGGGAACAAGGTGATAAGAATTGTAAGAAGCGACAGCATTTTGTCCATTATGGTTATGTTCCGGGGTTTGGTTTTTACTGTTTTGGCCTCATTCACCTTATCGGCGCTTTTGCTAAGTCTGGCACTTCCCTTATACGTCAACTTGTTGACGCTGGAACCTTATCAAACCTGCCGGGTGGGTTTAAGACCCGTGGATTGCGGGTCAAAGGAGACGACACACCGATAAGTCCGGGTGAGTTTAGAGATGTAGACGTACCAAGTGGAAGTATTAAGGACAACTTATTGCCACTTCCATACAAAGAACCAAGTCAGGTTTTGTATAGTTTGTTAGGAACAATCGTAGAAGAAGGGCGTAGATTCGCTAATACAGCTGATTTACAGATTTCTGACATGTCCGCAGCGGCTCCTGTAGGTACAACTCTAGCTATTTTGGAGAGAACTCTTAAGGTAATGTCCGCTGTTCAAGCCCGTATTTACTACTCTATGCAGCAAGAATTAGGGCTTTTGAAGGAAATTATTGCGGAAAATTGCCCTGAAGACTACCCATATGAGCCTGAAACAGGCAGTAGAAAAGCTAAAAAAGCAGACTATAGCCTTGTAGATGTTATACCTGTGAGTGACCCAAATGCCTCAACAATGGCACAAAAGATTACTCAATACCAAGCTGTACTACAGTTGGCTCAAGCTGCACCGCAACTTTACAATCTACCGTTATTACATCGTCAGATGTTAGACGTATTAGGTATTAAGAATGCGCAAAAGCTAGTACCAATGGCGGAAGACCAGAAGCCACAAGACCCAGTAACAGAGAACCAGAGTGTTCTGATGTTAAAACCGGTCAAGGCGTTTGAGTACCAGAACCATCAGGCACATATTCAAGTTCATATGTCTGCTATGCACGACCCTAAAATCATGCAACTTCTACAACAGAACCCACAAGCACCACAAATGCAAGCGGCTATGATGGCTCATATCAACGAGCACTTAGGGTTTGAGTATAGAGTCCAGATAGAACAGCAGCTAGGGTTTACCCTACCTCCGCAGAAAGACCAGTCTGGGGAAGATATGAATATGGACCCTGAAGTTGAGTCAAGGTTGGCTCCGTTGTTGGCGCAAGCTTCTCAACGGTTGGTACAGAAAAATTCTGCTGAGATTCAACAACAGAAAGCCGCCCAACAGCAACAAGACCCAATCATTCAAATGCAACAGCAAGAGATACAAATTAAGATGCAAGAGCAACAACGCAAAGCCGCTAAAGACCAAGCTGATGCACAGCTTAAAGCAAGTCAGCAGCAGATTGAGCGGGATAGGATTGCATCTCAACAGCAGACAGCTACTAAGCAACAACAGATGACTGCGGCTCAAAAGATTGCTGAGCTAGAGAATGATAAGAAGAAAACCACGATTGAAGGGCTGAAGTATATAGCAGACCTATATGCCAAAGATAACCACCATGAGCAGGACATAAAGCATGATTTGGTTAGAACCGTTATGAACAAAGAAACAAAGAGAGGTGAGTAATGGATAGTACTTTAGCGTATTTACTAAAGGAGTATCAAGACCGGATGACCATGCTACAAGACGCAGTGGTCAGAGGTCAGTGTTCTGGTATTGAAGAATACCGATACATATGTGGTCAGCTACGAGGTCTCGAAGCCGCATGTGTTGTTATTGAAGACCTCACTAAAAAAATGGAAAATTCTGATGAATGAAATCCTTATTGGCTCAAACCCCAATAACCCAGAAGTAGTAGGCGCAGTAAGCTTTGAGGCGACAGAAGCCGAAAAAGCAAGACAACTTCCAAACCCACAAGGCTACAGAATACTTTGTGCAATACCGGAAGCCGATAAAAAGTTTGATAGTGGTATTTTAAAATCAGACGAAACCATAAGGCACGATGAAATACTAACTACAGTTTTATTTGTAGTTACTTTAGGACCAGATTGCTACGCTGACAAAGAGCGTTTCCCGTCAGGACCTTGGTGTAAAGAGGGTGATTTTATTCTTGTAAGACCAAACGCTGGAACCCGCTTACTTATTCATGGTAAAGAGTTCCGTATTATTAATGACGATTCCGTTGAGGCTGTTGTACAAGACCCTCGTGGAATTACACGTAAATTTATATAAGGAGCCTACAAGATGGCAAACGAAACATATAAATTTCCAGATGAGCTGGAAGAATCTAAGGGTAAACCCGAAGATAATTTTGAAATTGAGATTGAGGACGATACTCCACCAGAAGACCGGAATCGTGAGCCAATGCCTAAAGAGATTGTTGAAGCTTTAGACAAAGACGAACTTGACCAGTACGAAGGGGAAGTTAAAGAAAAACTCAAGCAAATGCGTAAAGTCTGGCATGATGAGCGCAGAGAAAAAGACCAAGCATTAAGAGAACAACAAGCGGCTATTGATTACGCTAAACAACTTGTTGAAGAAAATAAACGCTTAAAAACAACACTAACTTCTGGAGAAAAAGAATACGTAACAAGTATTCAAACTACAGCTGGTTTAGAGGTTGAAATGGCTAAGAGGGCCTATAAAGAAGCCTATGACGCAGGTGATTCAGATGCTTTATTAGAAGCTCAACAGAAGCTAATGGATGCTCAGTTTAAACTTGACAAAGCAAAAAATTTCAAATTACCCCCTTTACAAGAGGAAAAATTTGAGGTACAAAGACAGGAAGAGCAACAAACTTATGTCCCAGCCCCCGATAATCGGGCCAAAGCGTGGCAAGAGCGCAATGATTGGTTTGGACAAGATGAAGAAATGACTGCTGCGGCGTTAGGTTTACATGAAAAACTAAAACGCAACGGTGTCGTAGTTGGCTCAGATGAGTATTACTCTACATTGGACAAAACAATGCGGAGACGGTTCGCAGAGAATTTTGACGACCCGGAAGATGCAGGTAATAACTTAAAGGTAAGGTCTGACCAGAAGCCAAAATCTTCTACAGTAGTTGCTTCAGCGGTACGCAGTACAGCTCCAAACAAAATAAAGCTGAGAACTAGCCAAGTCCTATTAGCAAAAAAATTAGGATTAACCCCTGAACAATATGCCCTTGAAGTTAGAAAATTGGAGTCTTAAAATGAATAAACTAGATCGTGAATTACAAAACCGTGAAATTGCTGAGCGTCCTAAACAGTGGATGCCTCCGGAACTTCTCCCTGAGCCCGACAAACAGGCTGGTTTTGCGTATCGTTGGATTCGTGTTTCAACACTTGGTCAAGCAGACCCCCGTAATATCTCTGCCAAAACAAGAGAAGGCTGGGAGCCTGTAAGTATTGAAGAACAACCAAAATTTAAACTGTTAGTTGACTCCAATAGTCGTTATAAAGACAACATTGAAGTTGGCGGGTTATTACTCTGTAAGACTCCGAGTGAGTTTGTTGCTCAACGTACCGAACATTACGATAAGCAAACACGAGCTCAGACGGAAGCTGTAGATAATAATTTAATGCGCCAAAGTGACCCAAGGATGCCGCTCTTTAAAGAGAACAAGTCCTCAAGTAGCTTTGGTAAAGGAACTTAACTTTATTAATGGAGATTTAAATGGCAGCTTATCCTACCGTTAGTGCGCCGTATGGCATTAAGCCCGTTAATCTGATTGGTGGTCAAG